AATGGCGTTACAAGTAGCAACCCATTTGACTCAGGTGGTGGTGGCGGATTTATCTTGCCAGGTGTAACAGGAGCTGGCGGTAATGCAAGGCCCGGCTCAACAAGTACAGGTAGTGTTGGTCAAGGTGGCTGGCATTTCTTGGCCAATCTAGTAGGTGGTGCACTATCAACTTCTTACCCGCCACCTGCTACCAGTTCTGGCGGTTTTGGCGGTGGCGGTGGCGCAAGTCCTATTGTGGGTGGCGGCGGTGGCGGATATTCAGGCGGGGGTGGCGGCTTTGCAACCGGAAATCCAGCGATTGATGCAGGTGGCGGAGGCGGATCGTGGATTGCTGCCAATGCTAGCTCAGTAGCCACCAGCGATGGACAATACGAAAGATCCGGCACATTTGGCGGTGAGAGCATAACCAATCTGGCCACTGTAAATGCAGGTCCTGGATATGTACGGATTACAAAACTATAAACATAAGTAAGTTATGCTTACAATTATCTCAGCGTTGGTACTAACGCACCTTACCATCATCTGTGTTACCCTTTATCTACATCGCAGCCAAGCACATCGTGCAGTAGAGTTCCATCCTGTGGTGGCACATGTCATGCGAGCCTGGTTGTGGCTGACCACTGGCATGGTCACAAAGCAATGGGTGGCCATACATCGCAAGCATCATAGGTTCACAGACGAACCAGATGATCCACATAGTCCTGTGCATTACGGCATATGGCATGTGTTATTCAAAGGAGCTGTATTATATCATACTGCATCAAAAGATAAAAATATGGTTGATACATACGGTCGTGGCACTCCTGATGATTGGATCGAGCGTCGCATATACACGCCTCACAGCAGACTTGGCATTGGCATTTGCCTTGTGCTCAACCTCGCTGTCTTTGGTTGGGTGGGCGCCATAGTATGGTTGGTGCAAATGTTGTGGATACCACTATGGGCGGCCGGGGTTATCAACGGAATCGGGCACTGGTGGGGTTATCGCAATGGCGAAACCAGAGATAATTCTAAAAATATTTTGCCATGGGGTATCGTCATTGGTGGTGAAGAATTGCATAACTCGCATCATCTTAATCCATCCAGTCCTAAATTAAGTATGCATTGGTGGGAATTTGATATTGGTTGGATGTATATTCAAATTTTGACTTCATTGCGTTTGGCTAAACTAAAAGTTTAGTATATAATAACAAGATGTTAGACTCTATCCAGCAAAGTGTATTGCAATTGTTGCCTGCCCGCAGAAAAACGGGACAGAATGGATGGATATCTTTTAACGCACCTTGTTGTGTTCATAACGGCGAAACTGCCGACACTAGAGGTAGGGGTGGAATCAAAACAAATGCAGGCGCTGTCAGTTATCATTGTTTCAATTGCCAATTTAAAGCCAGTTTTGTTCCTGGCAGGCATTTAACATTCAAGTTTAGAAAACTATTGTCATGGTTAGGCGCAGATGATCTAACTGTGCGCCGACTGGTTATTGATGCAGTTCGATTACGAGAACTAGTTGCACCCGAACAACTCGAACCGGAACCTGAACAAGAGATTGCGTATGGAGCAAGATCACTCCCCGAACAAGCACGAAATGTAGTCGAGCTGGCCAACTTTTACAGTATTGGTGACTATAACAATGTGCCTGCTGAATTACTTGCTGCGATAGAATATGTGCATCGTAGATCAATTGACATAAACCGATACCAATTTTATTGGACACCAGAAGAAGCCTATAACTTGCATCGCAGAATTGTAATACCATATTATTATAAAAAACAAATAGTAGGATATACTGCTAGAGCAATAGCGGATGGAATCAAACCCAAGTATTGGTCGAGTCATCCTGCAGACTTTGTGTTCAATTTAGATCAGCAACAGCCGGACTGGCGGTTTGTGATTGTGTGTGAAGGACCGTTTGATGCCATGAGCATAGACGGAGTGGCAGTCAGTGGGTCTGAAATATCTGACACACAAATTGAACAAATTGATAGATTACAGCGTGAAGTCGTTGTAGTCCCAGACCGAGATCGTGCAGGTGGTAAATTGATTGATCGTGCCATCGAAGCCGGCTGGACTGTGAGTTTTCCTGTTTGGCAAGAAACCTGCAAAGATATAAATGAAGCTGTAATTAAATACGGAAAATTATTTGTTATGAAAAGTATATTAAATGCCAAACAAACAAGTAAATTAAAAATTGAACTATACAGGAAAAAATATGTCAAAAATTAATTTCATAAATGACAAAATTGAAAATAAAATATTACTTGACATACTAATAAAAACAGATTTAGAAATCATTGCTTATTTTGATGATACAATGATGAGAATAGTAGCCGATGCACCTAGAAATGATTATAAAGAAATTCATTTACACAAGTTCTTAGATGATTATTTTTCCTGTAAAAAATTTGATCAGAGTTTTATCAACAAACTTCTTATTGTTTATGACGAAACACCGTCTCCGGAGATCATAATAGCTTTACATAATTGGTTCAAAAAACAGTGTTGCAAAATGTCCAACTTAATTCTAATTTCTACACACACTTTGAATCTTAATGAATGGTACAATAAATACTGTGATTTAACTTTACAATCTGGTTTTACTGTTATTGATACTCCACTTGCATACTATTTTGATAAATTACTACATAATATACAAGCAATTGAAAATTATAAAATAAAAAATTTACAGCACTATTTTACATACTTTGGCGGTACTCATAGCACAACAGAAAGAGATTTTATTACTGCGTGTGTTATGTTATATAAAAATCTAGGACACATTGATTACATTGGTGGCTACATTTCAACTTATAAAGAATTTGATGATTTTTTAGAAGAAATTACTGAATTTCAAGATCGTAGTTTATGCGATAAACTTATGCTAGCGAGAAAAGCGTATGAATGGCCTAATAATTCTATAAGTCAAGACGAAACTGTAGAAATAGCATACGTCGGAAAAAATGTACATAATAAAGTGTCAGCTTTCAATTTAACTAGAGAAACTGCTGACAGTTTTCCTTTTTGTATTTTTACAGAAAAAAGCATTAAAACATTTTTAGATATGCAAATTATTTTACCTATAGGATATCAATCTATCAATATTATTAAGCAAAATGGTTTTATCTTCATGGAAGACTTAATTAATTACAATTATCAATACGAAAAAAAATTACATTTAAGACTACTTGCTGCATTAGAACAAATTGAAAAAATTTCGAAAAATTACACTTTATCCCAACTTGCTGAAAAATTATATGATTCAAGAGATATTCTTCTTTATAATTTAAACTATATAGCATCAGGAGAGTTTTATAAAAATTCAGCACGAAATCTAGTTAAAAAAATATATGCATAAAAATTATTCTTTAGATATTCAAAAACTTTTTTTAGAAATGATGTTGGAAGACGCAGAAACGTATGTGCGTGTTCAAAACATATACAATGCAGAAAACTTTGATCGCAGTCTTAGAGAAGCAGCTCGATTTATCAAAAAACACAGCGACGATCATAAGACACTGCCCACTCGAGAACAAATACAGGCCGCTACTAGTGTAGAACTTAGAACAGTTCCCGATCTCAGAGAGGGACACTATGATTGGTTCTTGACTGAATTTGAAGGATTCAGTCGCAAACAAGAACTGGAGCGAGCCATTCTCAAAGCAGCTGACATGATCGAACAGGGCAACTTTGATCCTGTAGAAAAATTGATCAAAGACGCTGTACAAATTAGCTTGACCAAAGACATGGGCACAGACTACTTTGAAGATCCTAGAGCCAGATTGATGAAAATCAAAAGCAACAACGGCCAAGTGAGTACAGGTTGGCCCACTATGGATCAACGCTTGTTCGGCGGCATGAATCGTGGCGAACTTAATATCTTTGCTGGTGGATCGGGTTCGGGTAAAAGTTTGTTCATGCAGAATATTGCAATCAACTGGATCACAGCTGGGCTAAATGGTGTGTTCCTTACACTGGAACTCAGTGAAGAACTGTGTGCCATGCGTATGGATGCCATGGTGGCCAATTGCTCCACTAAAGAAATCTTCCGAGACTTGGACACACTGGAAATGAAGATTCGCATGGTAGGCAAAAAGTCTGGCAAGTTGCGTATCAAATACATGCCAGCACAGAGCAATGTCAATCACATTCGTGCCTATCTCAAAGAACTAGAAATACAAACAGGTCAAAAAACTGACTTTATCATGGTAGATTATCTTGATCTGGTTATGCCTGTTAGTGCCAAAGTCAGTCCTAGCGACCTGTTTGTGAAAGACAAATATGTGAGTGAAGAACTACGTAACCTAGCTCGAGAATTCAACATACTGATGATCACTGCATCGCAGTTGAATAGATCGGCTGTGGAAGAAATTGAATTTGACCACAGTCATATCTCGGGCGGTATCAGTAAAATTAACACAGCAGATAATGTGTTTGGTATATTTACAAGTAGAGCCATGCGCGAGCGCGGTAGATATCAAATACAGTTAATGAAAACTCGTAGTTCAAGTGGTGTAGGGCAAAAAGTGGATCTTGAATTCAACATAGAAAGCCTGCGTATTACAGACCCAGGTGAGGATGCACAAAGTGAAAACGGTGGGTCAGGATTCCGCACCAGCAGTCAGATCATGGATCAGATCAAGACTACTGCAACAACCAGTAGTCCTATGATTGCAGCCAAGCCCAAGCCAGGATTTGAATTAGAGAAATCAGTACAGGCCAACGTAGACAGCACAAAACTCAAACAAATGCTTGCAAGTCTAAAAACCAAAGCTGAATGATAGAATACCAAGAAATCCGCAGAGTTCATTTGGAAATTTCAAGTTTGTGTAATGCAAGCTGTCCATGGTGCCCTAGAAATTTTTGGGGATATCCTTACAACTCTGGTTATCCTGAAGCTAATCTAACTTTAGATCAAGCAAAAAAAATTTTTCAACCAGCATTTTTACAACAACTAGATAGAATACATATTAATGGTAATTTTGGCGATATTGTTATGAATCCAGATGGTCATAAAATTGTAAAATATTTTTTTGAACATAATCCTACTCTTGACGTGACAATCAGTACAAATGGTTCAGCTAGGAATAAACAATTTTGGACTGCGTTAGGACAAACAAATGTAACCGTATCGTTTTGTATTGACGGACTAGAAGATACACATCACTTGTACAGACAGAATACCGGTTGGAAAACTATTATAAAAAATGCCAAGACTTTTATACAGGCTGGTGGGCATGCTGTTTGGAAGTTTATAAAATTCAAACACAATCAACATCAAATTGATGAATGTAAGAAACTTAGTGTTGAACTAGGGTTCAGCAGTTTTGACCTGATTGAAAGCACAAGGGTTGACGCACCTGTATTTGACAAACACGGCAAGTTGTCACATATCTTAGGTGATTATCGTGGCGAGACAAACTTCGAAATCCTTTTCTACAAAAAGAGAACAGATTTGGTCTTATTAGAAGATATTATTCCTGACAGAAAAGAAAAAAAACAAATAAGCTGCGGTACAAAAATTAATAAAGAAATATATATAACCAGTACAGGGGAAGTATATCCCTGCTGTTTTACTGGATTTTATCCTAAAACGTATGGACATGGTCACTATCATCAAGCAGCCAATGCCCAACTAAAGGAATTTATAAAGAAAAATAATGCACTAGAATATGACTTAACTGAATGCATCAAATGGTTTCAAAGTATTCAATCCAGTTGGAACACTAAGTATTTCAAAGAAGGCAGGCTAGTTATTTGCGATGATAATTGCGGAATTTAATGGTAAATATCTAATAACGGAGTAGATTTTGCAAAAACGCACTCGCAGCATCCTTGATGAACTAGCTCACATGCCCGTGTCAAAAGACAGGGAAAATCTCGTGGAAAGTCGTGCTGGTCATGTGATTCAGGGTGCAATAAACCTGATCAACTATATCAAAGAAAACTATGATGCAGAACAAGCAGCGGAACTAGAGCGTAGATTGCTGAATAGCATTAGAGCCCAAGATCCTGCAAAATTTGCCCGGGGAGTAAGGAGATTTAGACGTGAAGATTAACGATATTATTGGTGAAGGTTTTGTATCCAGTTTTGCCAAGGGACTGCTACCAGAGCCAGTGCAAAGAGTAGTGGATACCCCATATCGAGCAGGACCAGAAGATTATAATTACATGAGCAGATCTCAGGATGCTGTGGATCAGGCCAAACAGTTGGCCAGCAAACATGGTATCAATCCTGCCACTCCAAAGTTACGGGGCAAATTGCCCAATAATTTAAACTATGTTAGTTATCTTTCGCAGTATGATCTAGCTGATCACATCAACGATTTAGATGATGCTACCAAACAGCAGTTGATTAAAGCGTTTGGAATACCACCACCGAAGCCATGAAAAAATTAAACGAAGGCGGCAATGTCTTTAAGACACCCGACGGTGAAACACTTACACAACGTATCAATCGTGATGATGTGCCAGCCACTATTAAATGGTTAGAATCTCAAACCAATATTCAATTTCCCACAGAGACATGGTTGGGTACCACTGGTCGCAAAAGTTCTTCGGGTGATTTAGATCTTGCAGTAGATGAAACAAAAACAACCAAAGAAGACTTGATCAAGGTTCTGCTGGCAGCAGGAGTTGATGCCAAGCACATAAAAAAATCTGGTGATAGCGTACATGTGCAAACTCCCATAGCTGGCAATCCAAAAAATGGATTTGTGCAGGCAGACTTGATGTTTGGTGATCCTGGCTGGCAAGCATTCAGCATGATGGGCGCACCTGAATCCAGCAAACTAACAGGCATGAGTCGTCATGTTATATTAGCTAGTATTGTGTCAGCATTGCATCCAGGACTCAAATGGAGTTACAAACACGGACTGGTAGATCGTGTCACAAACACCACTGTGGAAGATGGCAAGAGTGCCAAGAAATTGAGCGACCTAACTGGAATCCCTGTGGGCAAACTAAACACTGCCGACGACATATTAGACGCTGTCAGTAAAAGACCCAACTACGAACAACTGATAGCAGCGGCTAGAGAAACACTGGCCAAGAGTGACATACAATTGCCTGAAGCTGCACCCGCTCCGGGTACCGCTGCTTGGTTTAGAACATACTCGGACCGGTTCGCGTAATGCTACTGGAATTTATAACCACGCTGACCGAAGGCATACGCACTCCGCACCCAGAGGATTTTATTCTCAACGGTAGTCAAGCGGCTACAGATGCCATAGATGGTATGCTGTCGGCAGTGTCAAATCCTAACCTGGTCAGCATCAAATGGGATGGCAGTCCAGCTATCATATTTGGGCGCAGGCCTGCAGATGGCCTTTTTACCATGAACTACAAAGAGTACATTGGATTGCCTGGTGGGCAGGTCACATCTGCTCAAGAACTAGCCAACTTCTTTGCACAAAATCAAAAAAACATGGATGTGGGACAAAAGTTGGCCAACATGTTTGATGCTGTGTCTTCAATTGTACCAAGTAATTTTACAGGTTTTGTACAAGGTGATGTCATGTGGACTGAACCAGTGGCCGAACAGCAAGGCTACTACGTGTTCCAAGCCAATCCCTACGGTGTCACTTACAGAGTCAAATCTGATAGCGCAGTTGGAAAAGGAATAAAAGGAAGACCGTTTGGACTGGCTGTACATACCTATGGCACAGATGTTGAACGAACTACCAAAGGTACAGAAATACAAAATAAAACGTCTCTCCAGGGCCTGGGCGGATTAAGTGGCACCAATCAAAATATCACTGTGCTAACAGGCAATATGGGCAACAAATTTCGACTCAAGGAACCTGTGCAGCAAACCAAGGCAGCTAGAGCTGCTGTGCAAAACTTTGCATCTGCGAATGGTGATGCTTTTTTATCCAGTCTCACTCAATCCACTGTGGGCAAATTGCAAACCTACTATAATAGAAAATATACCGGGCAAGCAGCGGATGCCAATTGGTTACAAAATAACTTGACAGCACCGCAGTTCAAGTTGGTTGCCGCCGAAGAGAATCGGCCCATAATGACAGCTATGGACGCAGCCTACGTGGCTATATACAATCTTAAACTGGCCATATTAGCTCAGCTGGAACCACAGGTGGGCGGTGTAGAGCAGTATGTGGGCGATGTGCCCAAGGGTGAAGGATTTGTGATCAATACACCCAGTGGGTTTATCAAGCTGGTAAATCGTGGTGTATTTTCCACTGCAAATGTACAGGGAAGATTGTAGTTTTTAGCACTTTGGTATAAATATTAGCATGCGGTAAACGCAAATATTAAGGAGAAACAAAAATGACAATTGGAGTCGTAAGAGTAAGCGGCGATAGTCAAATCGTTACCAACGTAGGCGAAGGCACAAGCAAAAACGCAAATGCAGTTATTATCAATACCGGTATCAACAGCCCAATTCAGGCTTACAAGATCACCACCCTAGGTATTACAGCTAACCTAGCTAACGAACTAAAAGGTCCAAGCACAGCAGAAAAGGATCCTGCAGTTCATACACTACTAAAGACAATCAGCTCAAATGCTACAGTTCTAGCATATCAAGTTGATTCACAAGGTTCAACAGCACAATTGAGTGTTATTACCGAGCGTAGTGCATGGACAGCAGCTGATCTACAGACTGTGATCCGCACACTAAGCCACGATGGCATACCTGGTTCCAACATTGGTGCATACGGTAACGTGTACACACTATTGGCAACAGTTACAACCTCAAGCGGTATCAAGATTGCTTAATTGATATTAACAATCTAAAAAAAGCAGCTGAGGCTGCTTTTTTTATGACTGCGATAAATATCTATAGCGAAAGCAAAATTTTAGGAGAAACAAAATGGCAATCGGAATTGATCGTAGCGCAGGCTACAACTATGCAGGTTTAACAGGTGTATTAAATGGTATTCAATACACCGAAGTAGGTCAGAGTGTAGTGTTTTACATTGTGGCAGCAGGTGTTAACCTATCTGCCGAAGATGATGCAGCCAACGAGGCATTTGAAGCAATCATTCAGGTGTTTCCGCCGGTATTAGCATATTTTGCACATGCAACGTCAGGCGCTATCAGCCTATGCTGCGACGGTGTCAACGCACCAGATGCAAGTGTTCTACAAACAGCTATCCAGGCAATTGGTACTAGAAAAGGTTCGGTTAACTTAGGCAGTGCTACAGTAACCAACGGTACAAGTTTTGTAGTAGCTTAATTAAGCAACCAGTACAAATCAAGGCAGACCAGTTCTGCCTTTTTTTATGGCTATAAATACTGTATGTACTTTTATACTGGTGTAACATTAGTTGATATAACTGCCACGGGTGTAATCAGACACACGTCAGACAATGAACTTGAACGAAATCAACAAAGAAATTGGGAAACAGTTTTACAATGCATAGGCATCAAAGCACAACCCCAGTTGATTGAAGGCCCATATTCAAAAAAAGTAGCTATTGATGAAAAAACTATCTTTCCTGAAATATATGCTGGGGAACATCTAGTTTGGTTCTTCAGTTTTGGGGTAGAACATGAAGATGTTTTTTTGAGCAACGATGATCCAGTTGGTGTGCTAGATGAAGCTTTTTCTAAAGTTCCTATAATATGCGGACTAAAAGAAACAGCTAGATTTATGTTACCAATTTTTTATCCTTATGGCGCAATAAAAAATATATGTTTTATGAAAGGTCGTATCAACTTAAATATTGTTTAATCACAGGCATATTTAAGGCACCTTTTTCATGGCACACAATCCAGGCAACACTACAGAACCCTCTATTTTATATGGAAGAAAAAGATGGCAGCAAGCGAAAGAGCCAGCCTTGAAGCGCATGTGGATTTATGCGCCGAAAGATACAAGGCATTGGAAGACAAACTAGACAAACTGGAACAGCGCATGACCA